TAATACCAGAAATTTCGGTGGCGTTCTGCGGCTTTGTACGCTTCCATGTCTGAACAAACTGCTTTGTCTCGTCCGCGCCGAGGTAATGAAGAACGGCTTTCAGAAATTCGTCGATGGAATCCCGGAACTCCGTTTCCATGAGGCCGGCTTTGATCTCCAGCAGCCCGTACAGGAATTCCATGAAGTCGCCGGATTGATTTCCGACCTTCTCAGGGTTTGGGTTGACCGCCATTGCGGAAACCCAAAATTCATCGTTGAGAATGTCGCGAAACTTTGACCGTGCCTCATAGGGGATTTCACCGCGGACCGCGTCCACACCGCCTTTGTCATCGACGCCAATCCATTTCTTTGCCTTCATCAGCCGAACCGGATCAACCGGGCGGATCAGTGGATTTCCGTCCCCGTCTTTCAGCATCTCACCGGTCTTTTCATTGAAAACCGGCGCTGATTTATCACCGGCGTAGTTCTTAATGACCCAGATGATTTCCTGCAGGTCGTCGATATCATTGGCAAAACCGGACATCAGTTTGTCGAGCGCGTCGATAATGTCCTTGTACATAATGAGATCCGGCAATGCTTTAGCGTTGTTCCGGAACTCAATGAACGGGATCCGGCCGTACTGGTGCGGTTGAATATTCCAGTTTCCATTTGGCAACGTGTCATACTCAATCACCGGTTTCGGCGCTGTTTTCGTCGCTTCCGGCCGGATAAGATAAGCGACTTGCGTATCGCTCCACAGATCGTAGCACGTAACCGGACGCCCGTTCGCGTCATTGGAAGCGTGAACATGGAGCAGGTACTTCAGCCGCTTTTTAACTGTGCTGCGGTCGTAAATCGGGACGCAGGTAAGCGGGTTTACATACCAATAATCAAATTTTTTAGTCGTGTTATCCTTCCAGTACGTCAGCCACGCGCGGCCGCAGTTTGAAGCGTCAATACAAAGCTGCCGAATTACCTTTGTCCACCGGCTTCCTACCGTATCGTTAACCATTTTCAGAAGTGTTTCATCGTCCTTATCCGTATCGTCGGACGGAAGATCAAACTGCGGAGGAACGGTAAACATGTACCCGGCCTTCTGATCGACGGCGATCCTGTGCCGGTTCATGCTCATGCGATTATCGGCGCTCTTGAGCGGGTTCGAACCTTTTAATTTTAAAAAAGCGTTGACTTCATCAATCGCAGCGGCGCCGGAACTCTTAATTTTGTCCTGGTTGTCGTAGTAGTCAAAACCCTGCTGTGCCTGTGCAATAAACTTCTTGTATTGGCACCCGTCATTGTAAAGATAATTCTGAATGACCTGCCGCACCTGCGCAAGATTATTAAAATCAATGTCCGTATTCAAATTCTCACCACCCGCCTATCGTCACGCCGCCGTGATGCACCATAACCGTATTCACAAAATACCGGATTTCGTCCATCGCGTGATCGTTTTCTTTGATCGGCTTATCTTCCTGCTTTTTGTCATCCCAGCGGTACGCCGAAAACTCCATGAGAGCGCCGGAACAATTCTTTGTAACCTTCAGGCGGCCTTGCTTAAATGCTGATGCTGTCTCCCGGATGCCGTCAACAACATCGTTGTTTGCCTGCCGGACGGAGAACCGCCCGTGCGCCTTGATTGTAGCGATAAAAGCATCAGCGGACGGGTCTATCACGATTGTGCTGATAAGGCGCTTCCCGGCCAGCTTTTCCACTTCTCGGTAATATGTCTCCGGATCAAGCTCTACCCGCGTTTCCCGACCGGAATGATAGTACTCGTCGAAGCGGTACCAGATGCCCTTGTACAAGCCGTACAGCCCAGCAGAGAACGGGTTATGCGTGCCATAGTCGATGGAAATATAATACTGGACATACTCCCGCGGTTCCGGCTCGACGATGCCCTGTCCGTTCGCCACATCGGGATAAATCAGCCCTTCCGCCACAACCCACAGTCCCCGGATATACCGGTCGTAGAACACGCCCGAGTACAGGCTTTCATACCGCTCCCGTATTTCCGCCGAAAGCGACGGGTTATCCTCCATCGTGAAATGCAGGTGCGCAGCGTTCTTTTCCTCCGGGTGAAGAATCCATTCCCGATAAAACCAGTGCTGCGGGCCCTCCGGGTTGCAATTAAACCAGTATTTTGAACCTTCAACAGAGCATCGTGCCAGAGCCTGATCGACAAAGGATTCCGGCATCAGCGCGACTTCGTCCAGCAGCACCCCGGCGAGCGTGACGCCCTGAATCAGCTGATAACTCGATTCATCCTTGCCGCCGAAAATATAAAACGTGTTGGTCTTGCGTCCTCTGGATACCGTCAGGATGTGATTGGCAAACCGGAGGGAAAAGTTATCCCGCAGGTATTTAATACCCATCAGGGGCCGGATCACGTTGCGTTCGGCGGAGATAACCGTCTTACCGCAGATTCCGAAATTCATATGATTGAAATTCGCCATCGCCCACAAGATGAACGACAGCGACATGATGGACGTTTTGCCGGACCGGACCGCGCCGTCGCAGATCAGAGCGGATTTGCCGGTGTAGGGGAAGCGGAGGATTTCACGCTGTTTTTCGGATAGGCTCATTTACTTAAATCCTCCTTGATGGACTGAGTGATCGGGTCGTCGTCAACATCGGCCGGATTCGGATTCTCCGGCTGCTTCTCCCGCCACTGCTCCGGCTTGCGGTTTTTAAGCCAGAAAATAGCGGCTCCGACGTCCGGAGCTACCTGTTTCACAGTCTTGGTAACGGTTCTCCGGCCCGCAGCATCGATCTCCTGTTTTTCTTCCAGATATGCAAAACCCTTTGCCCGTTTCAGTAAGGCATTCTCGACCTCGACGTCAACAACTTCCTTGCCTTTTTTTAGGGCCTCACAAATCTTACCATACTTCTTTTTCCACTCGTAAAGCGTTTTAGCGGTAACGCCCATGTTATGAGCAATCTGCTCGTCCGTCAGGCCATCCCGCGCCCAGGCTTCCAGGAGGATGTGGCCGTCCGGTGTCAGCCACTTTTGATATTTGCCTTTCGCCACATGCCCCACCACCTCGCTTCAAGCGTTTTTCCCAGTACCGTTCCGCCCTGGCCTCCGCCGGACCGAATTCCCGTTCGTTAAACGCCGGGCGGTAATGTGATTTCATGGGGATCACCCCCGCATACAAAAAAGACAACCCGTTAAGGTAGTCCACATGATATTGATAACCTGAAATTTAGAAATACAACATGTTGATAACTCGGTTGAAATTGTGGATAAGAAAGGGACGGCCCGAAGGTCGTCCCTTAAATATTCGTCCTCCACTGGGACACATCATTGAGAGGTGCGGGAGGTCTCATTGTTTGTGCCAGTGACAGGACTCGAACCTGCATGCGTCCGGCTACTGCTGTACAACTTCACCGGATAACCACCGTCTTACTCTGTGCTGCCTGATACCGATTCGGCTACACTGGCATATCTCGCGCCGCCCGTAGCAATCCGGACGGCGCTATTTGAAAGGAGGGAGCCCGTTACACGCCACGGAGCCGGGCGTCTGAAAACTACCTTACTTTGTGCAGATATACTTTACACTGTACTAAGCATAACATCTTGACACGTGAAATGTGTGACATCCATCAATTTTTTTCAAAAAATTTCTGAGCTCTTTTTTTAACACGATTTTCGTTATAATCCTGCCCTTCACTCTTACTTAAATCCGCGGCAACGTCTTTCCATTGCCTTCCGTCTATGTAATACCCACGCAAGATTACCCGATCGATGGAACTCGGCACAGTCTGAAGAAAATCCTCCGCAGCGTTCTGCTTCCGTGCAAGCTCCACCAGCATATCGCCGTATTTTTGAAGACGCTCCTGAAGCTCTTTCTGAACTTCCGCTTTCTGCACGTTACCGCAAATCGGGATCGGCATGTTCTGATACGGTTCGTGCGCCGGGGAAGCCCATACGCTGTCCTGCGCGAAGTGCATCGGTTTTTTCGTCAGCCGGTCAATGTCGCGCATCACCTGAAGGATCTCCGCCCGTAAGCCCTTACACTGTTTTAAAACGTCGGATCGATTCATTTTCCCGCCTCCTCACAATCTGTCCAGGCTCCATCGAAGATATCGTAACCGGATATCATACACGACAATTTTAATTCTATGCCCTAAAATCCGCAGATCGTACCAGAGGATCAGGTTCGCCAAAAGAAATCTATCCATTCCGTTTCTCACTCCTTCCCAGCAGATAATCCGTACTGACTCCGAAAAAATCCGCAAGGCATTCCAGATTAAACACGGTCGGCGCCGATCTGCCTGTTTCGCACCAGATGATGGTTTGTTTACAAACCCCGATTTTCTGCGCAAGCTGTTTCTGTGTCAAATGCGATTCCGCACGGAGCTGACGGAGCCGGTTGGGGAAGGTCATGAGGAATCACGATCCTTTCTTTTCCCTGCACTGCAAAACGTTACAGGCCGTATGCTGTCCGCATCAGCGACGATATTCACATGACGCTTGCAATAATCACCGTAAACGCATTTGTCGCAAAGGATCACCTGCTTATACTCTCCTGCGGCGATTGCGCGGAGAAATTTTGAACCCACGCGCATAGCCTCTATGGCATCGTCATAATCAACATAATCTACGTTTGCCAAATGTTCTAGCGTTTTAGCCGCTTCGAGCGGCGTAAGGTTAGGCATGATCGATGGCCTCCTTTTTAAGTGGACAATTACGAGGAGATGTTTTTCCATAGAATAAAATTGATTGTGGAGTATGGATTATTTTCGGATGGCGACAAGTATACGCTATTTGTGAAAAAGTCCCTACATATGCGCTATTCCCGTTTCCAGAACGATTAGTGTTAATCTTTTCCGCGTATTTGCATTCACTGCATTTCATTTCTTCCCCTCCTGTTCCTGCACCTGCTGACATTTCAACCTCCGATTCTATCTACGCTGATAAAAATCCCCGGCTGTTCCGCCCAGAATTTCTCGACGATCTCGCTTGCAACCTGAGCATCGTCTCTCCACCAATGCAATTCTGTCATAACGTCCTTGAGCATTTTTTCAAGGTTGTCGGTATCGGGCTTTGTGGTTTTATATTCGCCGTCCGTATGTTTGCTACAAGGGAAGCACCACTTGACCAATAGCCTAACAGGACCTTCGAACGGTTTGTCCGGTCGGTATGGTGCGAGATACGCATGCAGTTTCGAACGGGCCTCTTTGAGCCCCGGGCTGTCGTGTAACACTGCCCTCGGTTTTCCGTTCTTCATGTATGCATGCAGTTCCTTTTCCTGATGTGTGACCGTTGGCGGAATGATTGGCAGAAAAAATTCCATTTTTTCATCTCCATAAATTACGCGCGCTTGTGCATGGGAGGGGTTCCCCACAGTGGGGGGCGCATTCAGCCCCCACACTTGGGGACACCCGTGCACGTTACGCAAGTTATATATATTATATATACGGCTATTTTGCATGCCGCAAATAGCAGTTATAGCCGCTATTTTGCAAATTTCGCACGCTTGCACGATAGCAGCGATAGCCGCTATTTTGCAAAAATAATACATTGAGTAAATACCATTTAATACTGTAAGTATCATCCATTGCTACCCGGTTCCTTGCGTCCGACCTTTTCATCTTCGACCCAATAACCTCCGTCAGCGTGCAATTTTTTCTTGACGGTCGCCGGTTTGAGATCAAGATATTCGGCCATGCTGTAAATCGTAACTTCGCCGTCAATCTTGCAGCTTTCGTAGGCAGCCGAAAGGTTCTGCTTGGTTCTCTCCGCGGCGGATTCTTTTCCCCAGCGCTTTTTCGCGCCGGTACGCCCCCGCGTCCGCATATCTCCGGTGTCCGGTTGCAGGTCTTCCAGCAACCCCGTATCAAGCTTATGGATCGGGTAATCGAACCAGAGGTTCACGGGGTCAAATCGGGCGAATTCGCGGAGCGTTCCCTCAATGCGCCATGCTGTCATGGCAAGTGCCCGCTTCTTTGCCTTTTCAATTTCGACGTCAAGCATTCGCAGGTCAGCCGAGTTGAGGTATTTTTTACAGATGGCCAGCATCTGCGTCTTGCTGAGGGCGTCGTCCGGGCCGTAGTCGTCTGTATGGCCGCGCTTGTCGAGCAACTTACAGCATTCCGCGCATGTCGCCTTATTTTCAAGCTGCGCGCGGATCGCCTCGGTAGGCTCCAGCTCCGTCATGTCGAGCATGGCGTCGGGGTCGCGGGCAAATACACCGGAACCGCTTGCCCGGTCCATACTCCGTTTACCGCCCTAGGCTCCTTTGCTGTGGTGATGACAATAGATCACCGCACAGCCGAGTTCCCGGCATACAAGGTCGAACTGATTGCAGAACTTGGCCATCTGGTCGGCGCTGTTTTCATCGCCGGTGATGACCTTGTAGATGGGGTCCAGCACGACGGCAATGTATCCTTTTTTGTTCGCGCGACGGATCAGCTTTGGCGCCAGTTTATCCATGGGCACGGATGCTCCGCGCAGGTTCCAGATATCAATGTTTTTTAGGTGGTCGGGAGCATAACCGAGCGCGGTATAAACGTCCTTGAAGCGGTGCAAACATGACGCCCGGTCAAGCTCCAGATTGATATACATGACCTTTCCAACAGCGCAGTTGAAGCGTCCGAACCATGGTTTGCCCTCGGCGATGGAAATGCACAATTCAATTAGTGCAAAACTCTTGCCAGCCTTTGACGGACCGGCGAGTAGCATTTTGTGTCCTTGCCGGAGAACGCCATCAATCAGCGAATCTGCCAGCGGCGGGAGGTTGTTCCATACACTTGCGAGGCTCTCCGTCTCCGGTAAATCGTCGGTCGCGGTTTCAATCCAGTCTTTCCATTCCTCCCAGCCGGTTTTTCCGATGTTCGTTTCGAGAAGATATTGCTTCTGTCCGTCGCGCATGACACCTGGCATCCGGGACAGGCGAGACGGGTTGCGGCAAGCCTGATCCAACACGAGGCCGTTTTTCTGGCAGACCGAGTACAGATAATCCACGCGTTTACGGTACTCCGCGTAGTCCGGCGCGTCCACCCGGACGATTGCGTGAAGGGATTTCTTGCCGGAGTAAACAAGCGCCGCGCATGGCAGCTCAAGTTGATGGATGATGGCATTTTGTTTTTCGAGCTCGAGGCCGTCACTTTCCACAAGGGCATAACGGTATTCCGTAACATTCTCGTTGCGGCAGCCGTTTCCATCGAGCGGGTTAAATCGTATCCACGCGCCAGCCACAGGGTCGTAATCGCCGATGACCTTGCCAATATCTCCTTCACATTTTGAGAGCAGTTCGATCAGCTGACCGGCTGTTCTGTCACAGTGACCTCCGCTTGCCGGGAGCCAGCGGCCATCTTTCTGCCAGCTTTTTTCGACGTAGCCGACGTTTTCCGCCGGCTCAAACAGGGTTTCAAGGTACTTGATCAGCTGTTTATCCGGTTCCCACCTCTCTGGGATATTCAGCTCGCGGTCTTCGACCCAGCGGCGGTCGACGATAGCTCCATCAGTCGTATCCGTGATCACGTCATCCCAGCCGAGTTCATGCCCGGCGGAGCCGGTCCATCCGTGATTACGGGCAAGTGCGAAAATGCTGTTTTCCGTGACCGGATCATCGGAACCTTTGAAGGATTCCCACTTTTTCGCGCATTCGCCCGGGTGATATCTTTGGCCGTCCTGGGCGCTCCATTCTTCCCACATACCGCACGGCATACCGGCTTGCTTAAGTCCCATGCCGACAGTCGTCCATTCATCGTATGTAAGATCAACGGCGTGCAGCGACGTCAGCGCTTCCCGAAGATCGTTTTGCAGTTCCATTTCATCACCCTGTCATTTTTGATGGTTCGTATGTTTTCGGCGTTACGCCATGCGGTATAAGCCATCCGTTTGCGGCAATCCGGTTGATCATGTGGCTGGCATCGTCAAATTGCCATGTACCGACATGCTGGAATCCTTTGCCCTCGAGGAACCGTATTTGTTTTGGAGTGGTGAGTCCCTCGTCGCGACGTTTTCCAAGCCTATCCAATATCAATTCGGCCTTTCCGGCATTTTCAATTTCATCCGGCATGATGCCGAGCTTTTCGAGTGCGGACTTTTGCTTATCGCTCGGAGGCCCCATTTGATATCCGAACGTTGGTTGATAGTTAACTAGGTCTTCCGCCTGGATACTCATTTCATATTGAAGCGGGTCAACAAGTTTGCGCTTGCGCTTTTTCATTTTATCGAGTTGCTTTGCAAGGGATTCTTCGCGCTGTTGCACAACATCTTCGCCCGCCTCCTGAGCAGCTTTCTCAATATCTTCCGGGCAGCCTGCCTGCGCGAGATTGTCGGTCATTTTTTCGGCGACCTCGTGATCCTCGCAGATCAGGTCCGCCGGTCTGCACAGTTCGTGCCGTTCGGTAAGCCACAGGAAATCGAGCAGAAGAAGATCCTTTTTTCCGGTTTCAGGCGACAGCCGCGTCCCGCGGCCTACCATCTGGCTATAAAGCGATCGGACCTTGGTCGGGCGGAGCACGACGATGCAGTCGACGCTCGGACAGTCCCACCCCTCCGTCAGTAGCATGGAGTTGCAGAGGACGTTATATTTTCCCGCGGCGAAGTCGGCAAGAATCTCGGACCGGTTGCCGCTGGTGCCGTTGACCTCCGCGGCTTGAAAACCGTGCGCACAAAGGATATCGCGGAATTTTCGCGAGGTCTTAATCAGCGGCAGAAATACGACCGTCTTGCGGCTCTTGCAGACCGTTTGCATTTCATCGGCAATCTGGTCAAGATAAGGATCAAGAGCTGTTCCAAGGCCCTGCACGGCGAAGTCTCCGCCGCTCATCTGTACCTGACTGATATCCAGTTTCAGTGGGATCGTTTGTGCCATGATCGGGCAGAGAAAACCGTCCTTGATGGCCTGTGTGAGTTTGTATTCATAGGCAAGGCTGTCGAATACTTCGCCGAGGTTGCGCATATCGCCTCGATCCGGGGTTGCTGTGACGCCCAGCACTCTGGCGGATGGGAAATGCTCAAGAATGCGCTGATATCCGTCGGTCACGGCGTGATGTGCCTCGTCGATGATGATCGTGCCAAAATAATCCTCCGGGAATCGGTTGAGCCGGTTTGGACGCTGTAAACTCTGGACACTGCCGACCACAACGCGATACCAACTGTCGAGACAGGTAGATTCCGCCTTTTCGACGGCCGAGCGCAGTCCGGTCACCTTCTGAATTTTGTCGGCAGCCTGCTCCAGCAGTTCCCCACGATGGGCGAGGACCAGAACACGGTTTCCGTCCCGCACCTGGTCCTCCGTTACGGCCGCGAATACAATTGTTTTTCCTGTTCCGGTAGGCAAAACCAGCAGTGTCCGCAAGTGGCCGTTATCCCACTCGGTATGAATAGCCTTTTGTGCCTCAACTTGATAGCGGCGCATTGTGTAGCCCATTAAAACTTCCCAGCCTTCCAGCCGCCTTGTGTCGGAGCAGCCTTTTCCGCTGGCGGAAGAAACTTTTTGACTTGATTGCTCTGGCCTGAAGTGCCATCTTTTTTCGTGTACTCATGAATTTCGAGTTTGCACGTGCCTTTCGAACCCGTAACCTCATTCCAGCGAGGGTGAAATTCGGTATCCCCGGCCTTTGCTTGCCCGATTGACCGGAAAAACGCAAAGTTAAGACCCTGCGTCTTGGTATGCAGATAGAGCCGATGCGTAACGGTTGCCGTACCTTTTTTACCGCCGTCTACATTGAGCGTTAAAATTGCCATGTTGCACGGCGGCAATTTGGCGCCTCCTTCATAGCGGCCGCGCTCGAATTTTGTAACTTCGAACGGATAGTCTCCTTCCGGGAGCGGTGTCCAGTCGGAACCTGTATCTGTAATTATGTCGTCCCAGTCGAGTTCACCGTTTTTTACTTCAGTAAAACCTTCGTCCATCTATTTTTCCTCCTTAGAAAGGCAAATCAAGATTGTTTAAAATTGCTTTATGAACGTCGTCCCATGCTGCGACAAGGCAACCATCTACGAAATCGTTAGGATAGTCTTTAATTGGCATATCTTCCGGAAAATAACCCTTTTGCCCAACAACAGCCTGCAAGTCTTTTGGATGAATATTGTTCGCGACCATCAGCTTGCGGAGATTTTCGGGTACATCCGCGGCTTCCAGCACCTTTTCAAGGTCGCCGGTATCTTTTACATGCGGAGGTTTTTTCGACGCTTCCGGAAGTTCCTCTGCCGTCTGCTGCTGTGTGGCAGACTGTTGTTTTTCGGTGAGCGGAGAAGAAGGCGTGGCTGGTGCCGAAGTCGGCAATGGAATAACAGCCGCAATGCTGGAGAAGTCAAACGGCAGCTCGTCGGAAAGATTATCGCGGTTCTTTGCATCCCAACACGCGTAGTGCGTAGTATACATGACGCGTTTCCCGCCCTGAGCCTTGTTGCTTTTGGTCTTGTCGTCATGAATAACCATCGTTTTGTAATTTGCAAAAAGCAGCATGTCGCACCATTCGCTGAGCAGTGGCGCGACTTGCTTGCTGGTTTTCATCGACCACCGGTCATATTTGCCCATTTCATTTGGCAACTCGAATTTTGTAATCTGTGCATGAGCCGTGATAACGATGTTGTGGCCACTTTCGAGCGTTTCTTCCAGCAAATTCAACAGTTTCCCGAAGGATTCCTTGACATAGGTATAGCCCTTACCATAGTCGAAATCCTCGATTCCTTTGACGTTGGCACGATCGCAGACGGCCTGAATGCAGAGCCGTTCCGCCCAGTCAGCCGTATCGATCACGAGCGTGCCGCAGGAGATATGTTTTAGCCTGACCTCGTTGACCTCATCCATCAGCATCGCCCAGCTGGTAGGCTGCGGAAGACGTCTGACGGATAATTTTTTAGTTCCTCCCTCCGTGTCAATAAACAGGGGATCCGGGAACTGCGACGCAAACGTGCTTTTCCCGATGCCCTCCGGTCCGTAAACGACGACCTTTTCGGGGGAAACGATCGGTCCCGAAGAAACCTGATAGGATGCCATTTAGAACGCTCCTTTCGTCCACTGACGAGTTGCTGGTGTTGGCGTTGCTTTCGGTATCGCCGGCTGCTCGATGTTATTGAAATCCTGCCCGACCACGCGGCCGTCCTCGATGATGATCTGGCATTCGCCGCCGGTTGATACGCGGGTGGCGATAGCCTGCAATCCCTCCGATTCCAACCACTCGCCAAACTCTTTCAACGTGTTCAGATCCATCTGCTCCAGCTTGTCCAGGAGCACGAAGCCGCAGTTCGGATTGAGCTTGCGCACGATGGCAGTCGCTACCCGGAGCTGCTGACTGCTGGACATGTCGCTCCAATGCTTGCCCTGATAGGTAAGGCAACCGTTTTCAACGCCGAGACCGGGAAGCGGGAGATCGGCGCCATTAAGGAGAGACAGCCTCGCTTTACGTTTCTCATCGATCTGAGCGGAAAGCCCCTGATACTGATCCTGCATCTGCCG